ACGGGTCGACGCTCACCGGCGGCGACGGGTCGACGCTGATTTTCCGCTGGTATGACTACGTTGCCGGGCGTTGGCGCTTGGCGACCGCTGAGATCGACACGCTCAAGGCTAAGACGCCGTACACGGTCAAGGACGGCAAGATCGTCGAGGCATTGGAGCGTGGCCGGTGAAGAGATCTAAGTCTGCCTGCGAGTCCTGCCTGCCCGGCGTTCCCTGCGTCCTGCACGGGCTCGAGCCGCGGCATCACGACGACGAGAACGACACGCCCGCGGCAAAGCGCTACGACTCGCGCAGGGTGACGATCGAGCGCGAGGCGCGGCAGCGCGTGCCGAACCCGCGCCAGGAGGGCGGGCGCTGATGCCCCGCTTCGAGCCCTCCGGCCTCGGCCAGCGCGCGGCCGATCGCGCCGGCTACACCATGACGATCGCCGAGGCCGCGGTGCGCCTCGGGGTCGTGCCCGCCACCCTGGCCCGCTGGCGATCGGTCGGCATCGGGCCGAGCTGGTGGAAGGGCCCTCACCCTTCCTCGCCGATCTTCTACCGTCCCGCCGAGATCGCGGCGGTCAAGAAGGCGAAGGAGCAGCACATCAAGACCGAGCCCAAGGCCGAGGTCGCCGCCCGCATCGAGCGGGCGTCGGCCCGCACCCGCAAGAACAGGAGAACCCGCCGATGAAGCTGTCCCGCGACCTCTGGCGAGCCGCGCGCTCGCTGATCAACTACGCCGCCGTCGCCCTGGCGACCGCCGCGGCATGCGACCTCTACCACCACTTCGCCGACGACCCGCCCGATACCTGGACGCCGCCGGTGCTGATCCACGAGCAAGGCCGGTGTGTCCCGGCGGACAGGAGCGGGAGATGAACGACGACAGGTTCGGCATCACGTCCGCCGTCGTCCCGCTGCGCATGGACGGCCAGATCATCGGCGAGGCGCACGTCGACCGTGGCGGTAACATCGTCGCCACGGTCGCGGACCCGGCCGCGCGCAAGCACATCATGGAGATGGCGCCAGGGTTCAGCGTTGGGGTTGGGCGCGAGCTCGCCGAGCAGCCGCCCGAGAAGCACAAGACGAAGGTCCCGCGGCCCAAGGACGCGGATCGCTGGCTCGGAGACACCTTCATCGCCGCCGAGGCCAGCGACCCGCTGAACAAGCTCGCCGGCGCCGAGTTGCTCGACGATCCGGCAGTTCTTGAGGGCAGGCGCGCCCGAGTTGAGCCGATCCCGCCCAGCCTCGAGCTGCGCCTGGTCGTCGACAAGATGTTCGAGGCGGCCGAGCGCGCCGGCTTGATCACCGGGACCGAGCACGACGGGCTCGACGACGACACCCTCGCCGAGATGATCGCCCGGCGGCTCGGGCAGCGGCGCTCGAATCTCGACGAGGTCTACGAGGCGCACGGCGAGCGCTTCACCCTGCCCGCCGACGTCGTCGCCGAGCTCAAGGGCGCCGCGCCGCTGCTGCTCGAGCGGGCCGACGCCGAGGCCGTCGTCGCCCTGCGCGCGGCCGCCGGCACGAACGCCCGGGTGCGCGAGCTCGAGGCCGGCATCCGTCGCGCCCTCGACCACCTCGGCAGCGCGCGCGAGGAGGACAGCCTCGACCGCCGCGAACAGTACCGCGCCGAGGCCGAGCGCGAGCTTGAGAGGGTGCTGTGAGCCTGACCGGGATGCAGACCCTCGCGCTCTACGAGGCCGCCGCTCCGGCGGTGATTGCCGCGATCACACATGGTCGGCCGGCTGAGATCCGGGCGCTCGTCTCGCGCGGCATGCTGGCGACGCGGCTGATCGAGGTGACGCTCGACCTGGACCGCGACGCCGTCCACTTCCTCGCCACCGTCGAGCGCTGGCCGGCGGGCGACAAGCGGGCGCGGACGGCGGGGTTCGACCTGCTGCTCGTGCCCGCCGGCGCCGAGGCGCGCATGGGCGGGCTCGCCTACCATGGCCGCGCCCGCGTGGCCGGGCCGTCCGAGGGGCGGGTGTTCCCGGTCGACGCCTCGCGGCACTTCTGCGAGTGCCACGTGTTCTATCTGCCCATCTGCCTCGACCAGCCGACCGACGTCGGCGAGGATGCGACCCATGCCGAAGTTCGTCCCTGAACCCACGACCACCACGGCCGCCAGTGCGGCTGCCGCCGACGCCACCCTCGACACCACCCGCCCGCTCGTGAAGGCGGCCGAGCTCGCAGACCGCCACGGGCAGGTCACGCGCCGGGCCGTGCTGCTGCGGTACGACGCCGACACCGCCGACCCGACCGCGGGCGACTACGACGAGCGGCAGCTCGAAGCGGCCCGCGCCGCCCTAACCGCCGGCCGCTTCGAGGCGGCGCGCCGTCTCGCCGGCCGGGTGCTCGAGCGCGCCGGCGAGTCCCGGGCCCGCCTCGCCCCCGAGCTGCGCGGACAGGTCGCCGAGGAGCACGCCGCCGCCGCCCGGACGATCGACAGCGAGGCCCGCGAGGGCCTGCGCTCCACCAACTTCGCGCGCGAGCGGACCGCGCGGATCTTCGCGAACGAGTGGGCGGTCAAGCTGCGCGCGGTGATCGAGGCCGGGAGCGCCGCGGCGCTCGAGCCGTTCCTCAAGGGCGTCCCCGACGAGGCCCGCATCGCCGAGCAGGCGCGGATGCCGGTGCGCGTCGAGGGTGAACTGTGCCCGCTCGACCTCGTCAACTTCGTCCTGATGCACCTCGGCGGCGGCGTCGGCGTCACGCTGCTCGCCGGCGACAAGGGCGTCGTCCAGACCGCCTTCACCCCGCACGCGCCCGGGCCGACATCGGGGCACGACCTCGAGTCGCTCGCCGCTCGCCTTGAGGACGGCGGCGGTGCTGCGCCATGCCCGATGTGCGGCGCCCCGCGGTGGTCGTTCGTCGCCGACGAGCAGGGCGAGGCGTGCTCGGTCTGCTCGTGGCCGCACGCCCCCGGCAAGGCCCCGGTCGTGCAGCGCCAGATCGCCGCCGAGGAGGCGGCCAAGGTGCTGCGCGAGCGCGACCGGGAGATCGAGACGCTACGCCGGCAGGTCGCCGGCCTCGAGGCGGCGAAGAACAGCCTCGAGGGGCAGGTGGCGAAGTACGACCGCGAGGTCCGCCGCATGCGCAGCGCGGCGCGCCCGCCGGCCGAGGACGCCGAGGCGCTACTGACCCGGGCCCGCGGCATGGTCGGCGAGCTCGAGGCGTTCGTCGTCGCGTCCAAGCAGGGCGCGCCCGCGGGGGCCGGGTGACGCGCCCCGCCAGCGGCGCCGAACGCCACGTCCGGGCCAAATCCGAGACCTGGCACCTGACCCTGTGGCACGGCGAGGGCGACAGCGACCCCGACGCGGTGGCGGGGCGGCAGCGGCAGGCGCGGTGGTTCCTCGCCCGGTTCGACATGTACCCGCTGCCGAGGGAGTGAACGCAACGTGTCGGCCCGGCTCGATCTGGATCTCGGCAAGCTGTCGGCGAAGCTGTCGCCGCAGATCGCCGAGCTCGCCAAGCTCGAGCCGGGCCAGCGCGCCGAGTGGCTCCGCGGCCTGCCAGCGGAGGTGAAGGCCCGTCTGCCGTGGCTGTGGGAGTTCTGGGCCCGCCCTGAGCAGATCTGGCGGCCGGGCTCCGAGTTGATCACGCTGATCCAGGCCGGGCGCGGGTGGGGCAAGACGCGGGTCGGCGGGCAGGCAACGCGCTGGGTCGCCGAGCACCCCGAGGCGTGCGGCTTCGGCAAGCCGCCGCTGTCGGAGGGCGCGCCGATCATTGCCCTGGTCGCACGCACGGCCCACGACGCGATCGCGACGATGATCGAGGGGCAGTCGGGGATCCTCGCCTGCTCGCCGCCGTGGTTCAAACCGAAGTTCTACCCGTCGAAAAAGATGCTCTTGTGGCCGAACGGGTGCAGGGCCTACTACTTCACCGCCGAGAAGCCCGAGACGCTGCGCGGGCCGAACATCGGGTGGGTGTGGGCCGACGAGGTCGCGTTCTTCCGCCAGCCGAAGAACGAGGGGGGCAGCGCGCTCGACAACATCGAGCAGGCGCTCCGCAAGGGCCTGGCGCGGGCGCTCTACACGACGACCCCGCTGCCGGTCAAAGCGATGTTCGATCTGCACGACCGGGCGACCAAGGGCGAGGTCCGGATCGTGCGCGGGTCGTCGCTCGACAACGCCGCGAACCAGGCGGCCAAGTGGATCGCGCTGCAGCGGGCGAAGATGGGGACGCGCCTCGGCCGGCAGGAGGTCCTCGGCGAGCTGCTCGCCGGCAACCCGCGGACCCTGTTCCCCTTCGAGCTGCTCAACAACTGCCGCCTCGAGCCTGACGAGCCGGTGCTGCCGGGCGAGTCGGCGTACTCCTGGCTGCGGCGGGTCCTCGGCCTCGAGACGATCTGCGTCGCGGCCGACCCCGCCGGCTCGAGCTCGGAGGACGCGGCCGAGTTCGGGATCGTCGTCGTCGGCCGCGGGCGCGACGGGCACGAGTACGCCCTCGAGGACCTGTCCGGGCACCACACCGCCTACGCCTGGCCCCGGATCATCTACGAGGCCGCGCTGTATTGGGGGGCCGACGCGATCGTCGGCGAGGTCAACTACGGCGGAGAGATGATCGAGGCAGCGATCAACACCTACGTGCGCGCCTTGATCGAGAAGCGCCAGCCGTACCTGCCGATCCCGTTCGTCGCGGTCCGGGCCAAGGGCGGCGCCGGGGCCCGGCTCGCCGTCATGGCCCAGGCGTACGAGCTCGGCCTGTGTCACCACGTCGGCCGGCCCGAGCGCTGGCAGCCCCTCGAGGCCCAGCTCCACGCCTTCGACCCGAGCCGGGACAAGGACGAGCAGGTCGCCCGGGTGGAGAAGACGCTGCCGAGCGGGGTGATCGTCACCGAGACGGTCAAGCTCGATCGGATGGACGCCCGGGTCTGGGCACACCTGTACCTCTCCGGAGACGAGCAGGCCGCCCCGCGCATGGTGACGATGCTCGGCAAGGGCGGCGCGGACCTGCTCGCGTCGATCCGATAGCGCGCGGAAAAAAGTTAGTTGACCAGCGATAGGACAGGGTCTATACCGGGGGCATGTCGAACGCCGTCCTGATCCGCAACCACATCCTCGCCGCCTACCACGGCTTCACGGGCATCCTCGCCCGCAACATCCAGGCGATCGGGGTGCCGATGCTCCCCGGCCGGTCCAAGCCGCCGATGATCCGCGCCGCCGAGATCGCTGCCGCCTCCGCGGTGGTGCTGCGCCTCGCCGAGCTCGCCACCCGCCGGGCGCTGCCCGCGGGCGCAGACGTCGAGCAGGCCCCGCCCGCCCCGATCTCGGCCGGTCGCCAGGTCGCCGGCACCGACGCGGCGCCGCCCCGCGGCCGCCGGGTCGTGTTCCTGTTCGTCCGGGTCGCCGGGATCCAGTTCATCGCGCCCGCCCGCCCGCCTCGGGCGAACGAGCCGCGTTACATCGACACCACCGCGGTGTGGAAGGGAGGGATCTGAGATGGCATCTGAGAAGGGCAAGAAGGTTCACGTCATGCACGACCCCCAGGAGATCGCGCAGGTGATCTTGCGGGGTGTCGAGGTCGGGGTCGACGCCGGCGGGCGCACGCGCTGCCGCGTCGACGACAGCCTGACCGACGAGGATCTCGCGGCGATCGTCGAGGCGCTGCCCGAGTTCACCGAGAAGCTGCGCAAGCGGATGCCCGCCGCGCGCCGAATCCTGCACTGACCATGATAGATGGCACCCGAGGCCGCGCGCCGATCCGCACGCCTGGATCTGGCACGCGGTCATAGTCATAACCGTTGACCACTTCGCCGGGGTCGTTACCCTGGCCGGTAAGGCCCTCAAGGGCAAGGAGCACCATGCGACAGATTCCACGGCTGAGAGAGATGCTCGACGAGAAGGACAGTACCGAGCTGCACGCGATCCGGGCAGAGATCAAGGTGAGGCACCCGCGCAAGGAGCGGTCAGAGCGGGGCGAAAAGAACAAGCCCGGCCTCGACATGGACACGGAGGCCCTCTACCTGCGCGACGGCGAGATCGATCGACACCTGACCTCGGGCAGCTACTACGGCTTCGCCGACCACGTCACGCGCTGGCTGCACGCCTACGGCTACAGAGCGGGCATGGGTGTGCGAGCGGCCGACCTCGCGCTCGACGCCTACGCGCTCGACTGCGGGGTCGGACCGAGCATGCTCGTCGCGGCCAACATCGAGCGGGACCGCGACCGCAGGATCCCAAGCCCAGGGATCGAGGTCGGCCAGGTCGCCTATGATGCCAAGACCGGGAAGGATCGCCGGCTGCTGCGCAGGGCCGATCGTGGCCTGCTCGGGGGGTTCGAGGTGTGGGCGGTGCAGGACTGCAACGCCGCGGCCGGATCGCCGGTGCCGTGGGATCCCGATCAGGTGTGGCCGTGGGTGGTCCACGTCGACACGCTCGTGCCCTGCCGCGACGACGGGCGGCCGATCAAGGTCACGTTCTCGATGCCCGCCGGCGGCCCGCCTGGGTCGCACGAGTGGCGGGCCGCCGAGCTGGCCGCGGTGAAGCGCGCGGGCATTCACGAGGCGATGGAGTCGTTCGGGTTCGACCCCCATCAGCTCGGCGACGATACCGCCGAGGTGCCAGTGGTCGATGTCGTGCGGCAGCAGGCCGAGGATCGCCGAATGGGCAACATCGCAAGGTCGCAGGCCGAGACAAGGGCCGCGCTCGAGGCGGCGCTTGGCGGTGAACCGGAGTTGAGGACGCAGCCGGAGCTTGCGCGAGCGGTTGCCGCAAAGATCGAGAGGCTGCAGATCGATGCCGAGCACTACCGTTCTGAGGCCGGGAAGGTCGCCGCGCTCGAGGGGTCGCTGGCCGACATGGTTCACCGCGAGACCGGCCTCCAGGTCGACCTCGACAGGTCGCGGGCGGAGATCCGCAGCCTGCAGGCCAAGCTGGCCGCGGCGACGCTCGGAGGCACCGACGCCGAGCGACTGCGCGACCTCGAGGCCGCCGGCCGCGACGCCCGCGACTGGCTCGTCGAGGCCATGAACCGCCGGTCCAACGGCGGCGACGTCCCCGAGGTCCTCGCCCTGGCGCACGGGCGCCTCGAGGCGATGAACCTCGGGGACGGCGACCCCGATGCCGAGGCCCGCACCCACGCCTACCCCGACGACAGCGCCGGAGCCGACGACGGGCGCGTCGCGGCCCTTGAGCGGGCCATTGTTGAGGCGGTCGGCCTGCTCGCGTGCCACGACCTCCACGGCGACGAGACCGAGAACGGCGCGGTGAGGAAGGCGGCGAACCGGCCTCGGGCAGCGACCGCGCTCGCCGCCCGCCAGGCGTTCGAGGGCCTCGGGATCCCCGGGCTGGTGATGGTGACGCGCTGTGCGAGCTGCGCCGAGCCGATCGAGGCGATGCCTGAGCCGATCCGCTTGCCGACGCACGAGGTCAAGCTGTTCCGCGCCTTCCTGTGCGCCGAGGTCGGCGCGCTCGAGGCAAGGGTGGTCGCCTCGGCCTGGCGGTGCTACCGCTACGGCGCGAGCCTCGGCCTGCCGATCCCGACCATCAAGCGGGCCGGGATCGCCGAGTTCGAGGAGATGGAGGCCGGCCGGTGAGGTACATCGACCACGTCCTCGCCGACGTCGACGGCTGGCCCCCGGCGCTGCGCAGCGAGTTCGAGGCGCTGTGCGAGCGCCTCGAGTGGCAGGCGTTCACCGAGAAGGAAGCGGCCCTGCGCGCCTGGATCCTGACCAGGCGCGACGAGGTCGCGCACGAGCCGGTGATCGTCAACCGCCACCACCTCAGCCCGCCGACGCCGCAGCCGACCACGCTCGAGGGCGGCAAGTGGCCGCCCTTCGCCCACTACATCGGCCGCCCGCCGATGGCGGCGCAGCGCGACGACGACCCGGCGGATGGGTGGCGTTGGAGCAGGGCGCTCAACAACCCCTACCCGAAAGACCTGTACGCGGACGGCCTCGAGCGCTTCCGCTTGGACCTGCGCCGCGACATGGCCGCTGCGAAGGCTCGGGCCGCGGCGCCCGAGGGCAGCGACCTGCGCCGGCGCAAGATCCCGCGAGTCGACGCGATCGATCTACTGCCGGCGCGCTGCGCCCTCGTCTGCTCGTGCGTCGATAGCCCCTGGACCCCGACCGATCCGACGCCGGCCGACAAGCCGCTGCCGGACTCGTTCAAGTGCCACGGGCACCTGATCGTCGCGGCCTGGCGGGCGCGCAGGAGGGCCGGGGAGAAGTGATCGGGTCGGTCTATGGCCGAACGCACGCCGCGGTGGCGCTGGCCCTGCAGGTCCCGCCGAGCATCCTGCACGGACGATCGGCGAGGGCGGTGCTGGTGCGGCACCTCGCGATGACAGCCTGCGTCGACGCCGGCCTCGCGGCCTCCGACGTCGGCCGCCAGGCCGGGATGGACCACAGCACCGTGCTCAACGCCGTCAAGGTGACGCGCCGCCGGATCGACTGCGGCGACGAGGTTGCCGCGCGCGCGCTCGAGGGCGCGAGGGAGTTGGCCAGGGGCTTGATCGACACCGGGGCCCGGGGCATACCGGCGCCGATGTCTGCCCTGCTGCCCCTGAAGGACCTCGCCGGCACGCCGCCGACCGACGAGGCGGTGCCGACCGACAAGCCGGCCAACGCGAGCTACAACGACAACCCGCGGCCGTTCGTGCCCCGCACGCTGTCGTTCTGGGCGCAGTGGACCAAGGACGACGGCACGGTCGTCACCGGCGGGTCGTGCAAGGTGTCGTGGTACTCGATCACGCTCACAGACAAGGGCTGGGTCGCCTTGCTGCTCGAAGAGGTGACGGTGACGGCCGGCACGCTCTACACCAAGACCTACACGGCCCCGGGCAACCTCTACCCGCGCATGCACACGTTCACGGCCCCCGGCGGGCTCGAGACGCGGATCAAGCTCTACGCGCAGGTCGTGTGATGATCTGGTTTCCCGGCCTCGTCGACATGGTGCTCCGGTTCGCGCGGCAGCCACCGCCGACGACCGACCTCGAGATCGAGGATCTCGCCGACCTCGCGCCCGCCGCGAACCGGGTGCGCCGGCGCAAGGCCAGCGAGATCCGCTCGATCACGCTGCACCAAAACGGATTTGCCTGGGCCGACGACAACCCGCTCACGCCGCGCATCAGGGCTCACTTCCAGATCAAGCGTTCGGGCAAGGTCGCCGAGATCAACCCGCCGGAGTTCCGCCTGCGGAGCAGCTCGAACGGCGCCAACGCGCACACCATCGCGATCGAGATCGCCGGCAACCTGCAGGGCGAACCCGGCTGCGACGACGAGCCGCCGGTCGACTGCGTCGAGGTCGACGTCGGCGGTTGGTTCAAGCCCGAGCGCTTCGGCCGGCACACGCTGCTCGACGCCCAGGTGATCGCCGCCCGCCGCCTGATCGTCCGGCTGGTGCGGCAGTTCCCGCAGATCGATCGGATCCACGCTCACCGGCAGTTCGCCGCCGATCGCCACCTGTGCCCCGGGTGGGAGATCTGGCGGCGGGTCGGCATGTGGGCGCAGGACGAGCTCGGACTCAGCGACGGGGGCGCCGACTTCGCGGACGGCGGCACCCCGATCCCCGCGAGCTGGAAGATCCGCGAGAACCCCGGGAGCCCGACATGAAGCGCACCACCGCCCGCATCTTCGCCATGATCCTCTTGCTGCTCGCGCTCGTCGCGGGCGTCTTGTGGCTCGCCTGCCCCAAGAAGAACCCGCCGCCGCTGCCGGCGGACCAGGACGCGACGACGGCCCCGGCGGAGGTCGACGGCGCGCATTGACACCCCCCACCGCCACGCGAGGATCATCGAGCGATGAACGCTGGTCGATTACTTCACCTTTTCGTGATGGCGGTGCCGGTGGCGATCTTGACGACCTTCAACCTGCTCGGGGTCAAGGCGACACCCGAGCTTACCTCGGCCCTATCAGCCCTGACCACCGCGGCCGCGGCCCTCGCCGGCAGCCGCTACATGCGACAGACCCGGCCACGCCCACGGCCGCAGAAGGAGAGGACCGATGCACCTGCGTCGACTGCGACCAGCCCCCGCACACCCCGCGCACCACGCGACCGGATCAAGCCCACACCTGCACCTGCACCTGCCCGTGCAGGCGAGCGGAGAGACCCGTGAGGACGCCTCGCGCTGGCCGCTTCGCCTCGCCGCCGCCGGCCTCGCCTGCGAGGTCCTGCTCGTCGGCAACCTCCTCGCCATGCTGTTCCGCTGACGGTCGGCATGGTCCTCGCCCTGACCACAGGCACGGCGTTCGTGCTCGGCTCGTGGTGCGGGGTCCTCTTGCTCGCGGTCGTGATCCTGATCGTGTACCGCGACGATTTCGACTGGTGACGACATGGGCCTGCGCACCCGCCTCCTGAGCTTCATCCGCGGCGACCACCTGCTACCCGCGACCGGCGCCGCGCCGGCGCTGCCGCCTCGCCGCGACTCGTCGGCCGAGGCCGGCGGCGGCGGGTGGGTCAACATGTCGACCGGCCTCGGCACCGCGCGCGACCCCGCCTACGGCACGACGTTCGGCTATCAGGTGCAGCTCCCCGACGACCTGCGCCGCAACCTGTACCTGTTCGAGCCGACGACGCGGATCGTTGTCGATCGACCGGGCAAAGACCTCGTGCGTCGCGGCGTCACGCTCAAGGGGTTCGAGGGGTACGACCAGCAACCCCTGGAGAGCTCGCTGCAGGACCTTCAGGTCATGCGCCGGATCGGGCTCGCGTACCGTTGGATGCGCAAGGACGGCGGATCCGCGCTGTTCTTGGTCGTCGACGACGGCCGCACGCACAACCAGCCGATCGACTGGCGGGCGGTGAAGCGGCTGCACACGATCCACGTGCTCGAGCGGTGGCAGGTGACGCCGGCACAGTGGCAGTGGGATCCGTCGCTGCCCTACTTCGGCGAGCCGCTCTACTACTACGTCCACACGCAGGGCTCGCGCGGCGCGCTCAACCTCGTCCACCGCGACCGCTTGATCCCGTTCGTCAACGGCGACCTGTCGATCCGCGACCGCACGCTGTTCAGCGGGTGGGGCGTGTCGGAGATCGATCGGATCTGGAACGCCTTGCGCGCCAAGGGGCACGCGCTCGCCAACGTCTCGACGATCCTCTCGTCGTTCGCGGTCGACGTCGTCAAGATCAACGGCTTTCACCAGATGGTCAAGAACGGCGAGAGGGCGGCGCTGCAGGAGCGGGCCGACCGCATGCGCTCGACGGTCGGCACCCTGAGCAAGATCTTCCTCGACTCGACCGAGGACCTGATCCCGTTGACGCGCTCGATAGCCGGCCTCGCCGACGTGGTCATGCTGCAGATCGACGAGCTGCAGGCGTCGACATGGATCCCGAAGTCCATCCTGCGCGGGCAGTCGCCCGGCGGCCTCGGCGACGGCGAGAACGCCGGCGAGATCCGCGGCTACTACGACTTCATCGGCGGCGAGCAGGAGGACTATCTGCTGCCGGCCTTCTGCTACATCCTGCGGCTGCTGCTGTGCGCGCGGTTCGGGCCGACCGCCGGCGAGGAGCCGGAGGTATGGAGCGCGGAGCCGAAGCCGCTGTGGACGCCGAGCGACGCCGAGCGGGCCGCGATCCGCCTGCAGCACGCCCAGGCGCGCAGCGCCGACTGGATGACCGGCCAGCTCACCCCGGCGCAGTTCAGCAGCGACCCGACCCTCGCCGAGTTCTACGACCTCGACGCCGACGAGGAGGGCGGCCTCGATATCGCCGGCGACGACGACGAGGCGCGGCCATTCCCGGCCAACGAGACGCCCATGACGACCTCGGAGGCCGCGGCGCACTTCGGCATCGGCCCGAACTCGATCCGCACGATGATCAAGTCGGGCGCGATCGGGAGCTACATGATCAACGGGCGCTACGTCGTCAGCCTGCAGGAGATCATGCGGGCGACGACGACCAAGCGCTCGCAGCTCGCGCCGCCGGTGGCGGAGGCGGCCTGACAGTGCAAGTCCTCGAGGTCGTCGTGTGCGGCTGCGAGGCGCCGCTGCTGCTCGACCGGCCTCCGCCACGCCGCGACGCCGCGAGGCTGCCTATCACGCCCTACCCCGACGCGTTCGAGAAGCAGTACCGGGCCGCCCTGCGGCCGCTGCTCGAGGACCTCGCCGGCGTGACGCAGGACCTCGTCGGCATGCTCGACGACTACACCGCGGACGCCTCGAGGGCGCGGCTGGCGGAGGAGCGGCGCAAGCAACTCGCCGCGAAGCTGCAGACGATGCGCGACGCGGTGCTCGCCCGGTGGACCACCAAGCGAATCGTCGGCAACATCCCGCTCGAGCGGATCGTCGACGGCGTCGACCGCCTCAACGAAAAGGCGACGATCGCCCAGGTCGCCCGCGCGATCGAGGTGACGCCCGACCCTCTGCCCGAGAACGCCGAGGCGTGGGTGCTCGCGGCCGACACCGGGTTCTCGCGCGCCAAGCGGGACGCCTGGGCGAAGGCCAACGCCAAGCTGATCCGGTCGATCGCCGAGGAGCACCTCGACCGCGTCGCCGAGCTGGTCGACGAGGGGTTCCGCGCGGGATCGCGGGCGTCGGTCGTCGCCGAGAGGCTTGTCGAGGCGACCGGCGTCGCGCAGCGCCGGGCGAGGTTTATCGCCAGGGACCAGATCGCCTCGCTGCAGGGACAGGTCGTGCAGGCGCGGCAGGACGCGCTCGGGATCAAGCGCTACCGCTGGCGCACCGTGGGCGATGCCAGAGTCCGCACGGCGCACGCGCTGCGCGAGGGCAAGATTTTCAGGTGGGACCAGCCGCCGGCGGACGGGCATCCCGGCCAGCCGATCAACTGCCGCTGCTACGCCGAGCCCGTCCTCGAGGACGTGATCGGCGCGATTTCGGGCGGATGATGTGGGTTGACACGCAATAGGACAGGGCTTATGCCGTGCTCATGTCCTTTCGAGACGTGCGTGTGACCAGCGATCGGCACATGTCCACGGCCGCATTCGAGCGCGCTCACAAGCGCTCGGGGTTCTGGTGGCTGCGGGACGCGCCGGGCAACTTCCTCACCATCGGCGAGCACCGGGGCGACCGGCCGCTCGACATCACGATCCGGCTCAAGGTCGGCGTCCTGTACACGCTTGGCTGCGGGCAGGGGCGCGACGCGATCCGGCAGGAGGTCCGCGTCGAGGCGGACGCCGCGGAGGCGGTGATGACCGTCGAGCGGGCGCTCGAACGGATCCGCGGATGGATCAGAGATGGATCTCAGATCGCGGCCGACGACGAGGCCGCGCGCAGGTCCGACACCGGCGCCGGCTTCCACGCGATCCGGCAGGTCCGCACCCGCGAGCTGCTCGCCCGCGTCGCCGGCGAAGGCGCCGAGGTCGGCAAGTTCCTGCGCGAGCAGCAGGAGCAGCCGGCGGCGGTCGTCGACGCCAAGCTCGCCCCGCTGATCAAGGCGTGGGCCAACCTCAACACCGGCCGCGACCTGGGCGGCATCCTTGGAGCGTAACGACCATGACTCATCGATCTGTGATGCCCGACTACGCCGCCGCGATCCTGCGCTCGACCTGCGAGGCCGCGACTGCGGCGATCGCCGAGCGCGGCCGCCTCGACGACCACGAGATCCGCAGCTTCATCGGCGGCGTCGCTGACTGCTTCGACGCCGACCCGTCCGACGTGCTGCTCGCCCTCGGCCTCGACGACCTCGACGAGACCCGCGCCCGGCCTCGGCTCGGCGGCGGTCATGCCTGCTGCGGGTGCGGCGGCGGGTGCGACAGCGGGATGCCCTGCCCGATGGCCTATGCCTGCCGCTGCCGGACCCTGCCGCTGCCCGAGGCCGACGACGAGCAATTGCTCGACCTCGCCGAGCCGCCGCCCGGCTACCACCTCGCGCCGGTGCTCGCGGGTTCGCCCGCGGCGGTCGCCGCCGGGGTGCTGCAGGCCGACCCGCTCAACCTCGAGGACCCGCCGGTCGGATGGGTGTGGTGCCGGCCCGGCGAGGCGATCGCCATGGCCGCCGCGCGGGCCGAGGGCGGCGCCGGCAAGGGCGAGCTGTGCGCCGACGAGGCGACGGCCCACGCCGCCGCCTGGGCCGACCACCAGCTCGCCGCGCTGCCGCCGGGGTTCAAGCTGCGCGACACGTCCTACGACGACTACGGAGACGACGGCGAGGTCCTCGGCGAGCTCATGGGCAGGGTCTCGCGGTGGGAGTGGACAGACGGCGAGTGCAGCGACACGGCGCCGACGCAGGATGAGGCCCGCGCGGATGCGTGGGAGTTCTTCCAGGAGCAGGCCGCCGCGACGCTGCATGACCTGCTGCTGCTCGTCGGCATCTGGCCGGCCGACGCCGCCGATGAGACCGGGCTTGCCGCCCGCCTCGACTGGATCCGCGGCTGGTCGCTGCGCGACCGCGGCCTTGTCGCCCGATGGGCCGCCGCCTCGCACGTCCACGCCAGCGACCACGACGACGTGCAGGTGCCCGCGCGCCCGGCCTGCATCGACCTGGGGAGGCCGGCATGAGCGCCGCCGAGCAGGTCGACCTGCCGCTCGACAACCCGTTCGCCGCGCCGCGCCTGCCAGCCCTGCGCGGCACCGGGCGCCAGATCGCCTTCGCCTCGAGGATCCGCGACGACGAGATCCTCACCTGCCGGTCGATCTGGGCCGCGCTAGATCGCACACAGGGCTGGCACGCGGTCGGAGTCCGGGCAGCTCGGGCCCGCCACTTCGCCGCCTGGGCCGAGGGGCTGCGGCGGGGGATCGTCGCCCTCCCCGACGACACCCGCCACGAGCTCGCCGACGAGTTGCTCGCCGACCTGGCCACCGGCAAGGCCGTGGTCTACGTCAGCCAGCCGTGGGGCCGCCTGCCCGCGCTGTCCGAGCGTGAGGTCCCCGGAGACCAGGAGATCCACCGCTCGCTCGCGGGATGGGTCGCGGCCTGGTGCCGCGCCCGCGGGGTGCAAGCCATGTCGCTCGACTCGAGCATTGTCGTGCGCGTCCGCGCTTTCTTCGTCGCGGCGTTCGCCGCCCCGGCCAAGGTCTGAAGCCATGTCGATCTCCGACGCCGAACACAATCGCGCCCTCGCCACGATCCTCGGGGCGGACGGCCTCTACCTCGCCGACGAGGTCCGCGACGAGGCCGCGGTCCTCGCCTCGCACCTGATCGAGCGGTTCGAGGCGGCCTATCAGGTCGCTGCCGCCTACATCGCCGCCCGCAACCTGCTCAACTGGGTGTTCGAGCGGTTCGGCAACTTCGTCAGCCAGCTCGTTCTGTGATCCCGCGCGCAGGCGCGCCGCCTGGCGCATGGGGATCCGACGCGCGCGCGATCATAGATGCTTGACCGA